GGCGAAGCGCACCAAGTAGACGGAGCCTCCTGCGCATGGCACCTCGAAAGATCAAGGGCTGGCCCCCGGCCATCCTGACCCCTGTTCCTGCCGCCGATATTCGCCGCGGCGATGGCCCGCTGGTCACCGAGTTCATTGAGGCCTTGTGTCCTCAGGTGAAGGACTCGGTTGGTGGGCGTGCTGGTGAGCCGCTGATCTTGCGGCCCTGGCAGCGCAAACTCATGGACAACCTGTTCGCGCGTCGGGCCGATTCGAGATATCGACACCGGGTAGGTGTCGTTGGACTTGCGAGGAAGAACGGAAAATCGGCGCTCGGCTCGGGCATCGCGCTCTATGGCTTGTTCATGGGGCCTCGAGGCGGCGAGGTTTACTCGTGTGCTGCTGACCGGGACCAGGCGCGCATCGTGTTCGGGTCGGCGAAGCAGATGGTGGAGATGTCGCCGGAGTTGTCCGAGCAGGCGAAGTTGTATCGGGACGCTATCGAGATCCCGGCGACGGGCTCGGTGTATCGGGTGCTGTCGTCGGAGGCGTTCACGAAGGAAGGCCTGTCGCCGACGCTCGTGGTTTATGACGAGTTGCACGCGGCGCCTAATCGTGAGCTGTGGGACGTGATGACGCTGGCCCAGGCGGCCAGGTATGACGCGCTGACGCTGGCGATTACGACGGCTGGGGTGAGAACGGACAGCACGGGCCAGGACTCGGTCGCTTATGGCCTGTACCAGTACGCGCAGCGGGTCGCAGCCAAGGAGGTTGAGGACCCGTCGTTCTTCGCCGCCTGGTGGCAGGCGGACCCGGACTGTGACCACCGCGACCCGAAGAATTGGCAGATCGCCAACCCTGGCTTCGGCGACATTCAAGACCCTGAGGATTTTGAGTCGTCGGTGAAGCGGACGCCGGAGGCTGAGTTCCGCACGAAGCGGACCAACGTTTTCGTCAGCTCGCAGCAGGCCTGGCTGCCGCACGGCACCTGGGATGACTTGCCGAAGATGGCGCCTGTTGAGGACCGCACCCCGGTCGTGCTGGGTTTCGATGGTTCGTTCTCGGGTGACACGACGGCGATTGTCGGCGTGACGATTGAAGACATACCCCGCGTTTGGTTGGTCGATCTTTGGGAGAAGCAGCCCGGCGACCGCGATGACTGGCGGGTGGACATTGGCGGGGTTGAGGCTCGGATCTTGGAGACGTGCGGCCGGCTCAATGTTGTTGAGGTGGCGTGCGACCCGTACCGCTGGCAGCGCAGCATGGAGGCGTTGGCCGAGGCCGGCGTTCCGATTACTGAGTACCCATCGAGCAGCCCAGCTCGCATGGTGCCAGCGACGGCCAAGTTTTATGACGCGGTGGTATCAGGCCAGGTCGCGCACGATCATGCTCCCGCTCTTTCCCGGCACTTGGGGAACTGCGTCATCAAGACCGACCAGAAGGGGCCGCGGGTAGTGAAGGAACACCGCGGGTCACCTCGCAAGATTGACGCCGCCGTAGCGGCACTCATTGCTTTTGACCGGGCGACTCACCGCCGGGAGGCGGAGCCGGAAGCCCCGGTCGCCGGATTCTTCTCAGTCTAGGAGCCTCATGCGGATCGCCCTCGCTTTGCAGATCGGTGGCTGCGCCGCGCTCATCGTGGGCGCTGCCCTTGTCGCGCCTTGGCTGGGTTTCGTTATTGCTGGCGTCTGCGGGCTGGCTTTCGGTGTCGCGCTGGAGAGAGGCCTCTAAATGCTCGCTAACTTGTTCGGCGGTCAGCCGCTCGAGGAGCGCAACCTCTCCTACCAGCAGGTATGGGGCTCCGGCATTGACGTGTCTGGTTTTGCGACCTGGGCTGGCACTGTCGTCAACCAGAAGAACGCCCTGGAGATCGGCGCCGCCTACGCTTGCGTGCGGCTGCTGTCGGACACGATCTCGACGCTGCCGGTGGACACGTTCATTCGCCGCGACGGCAACCGGCTCCCCTACCGTCCGCGACCGGCCTGGGTATACGAGCCCGAAGGCCCCGGCTCGAGCCGCATTGAGTATTACAAGCAGATTGTCGTGTCGATGCTGCTGTCGCATGGCGCGGTCGTGCAGATCTTGCGCAACGGCGCTGGCGAGATTGTGGCGTTGCAGCCGCTTGACCCGACTCGGGTGGACATTCGCCGTAACCAGGCGACGCGGTTGCGCGAGTTCGTGATCGACGGCGGCCAGGCGATTCTGCCGGGTGAGGACGTGCTGTACATCCCTGAGATGCGTCGACCGGGCTCGCTCAAGGGCGTGAGCCGGGTGGACGAGCTGAAGCAGACTCTTGGTTTGGCGAAGGCGCTGGACGAGTTTGCGTCGCGGTACTTCTCTAACGGCGCTAACACGTCGGGGATGATCGAGTTTCCTGGGAATCTGACGCAGGAGCAGGCGAAGGATCTGGTCGATGCCTTTGAGGCTGGCCATAAGGGCTTGAAGAAGGCTCATCGCCCTGGCGTGTTGTCGGGTGGCGCGAAGTTCGTGAAGACGGGGTCGGATGGTGAGCAGGCTCAGATGTTGCAGAGCCGCCAGTTCGCGGTCGAGGAGGTGGCGCGGGTTTTCCGTGTGCCTCCGTCGATGATCGGACTCAACACTCCCGGCGCCATGTCCTACGCGAGCGTCGAGCACAATGCCATCCAGTTCACGCGCTACTCGCTCACGCCGCTCATCGCCGCTATAGAGGAAGCCCATAACCGGCTCTTGCCAGGCGAGGTATTCCTGCGCGTCAACATGGATGGGCTGCTTCGCGGTGATTCCGCGACGCAGGCTGCCGTGTTTTCGACTGCGCTTCAGGCCGGCTACATGAGCGTCAATGAGGCCCGCGGTTTAATGGATCTTCGCCCGGTTGACGGCGGTGATAACCCGCGCGTCCCGCTTGCCAACATTGCAGTCGCTTCGGCTGGAATCGTGGAGGAGCGCGAGCGCGTCGAAATGGCCGCAAAGCTTGTTCAGTCCGGTTACGACCCAACGGCTGTGTTGGCCGCCTTGGGGCTGCCGGCCATGCCGCATTCGGGACTTGCGTCGAATCAGTTGCAGCCCGCCGAAAACGCCCAGGTCTAGGAGGGCAAGTGTCCAAGATGGAAACCCGCACGTTCACGGTCGACGACCTTGAGGTTCGCGAAGCCCCCGAAGGTATGAGCTTCGAGGGATACGCGGCCGTGTTCAACTCCCCGAGCGAGCCGCTGCCCTTCACTGAGACCATCGCCCCGGGCGCATTTTCGCGGTCGCTCAAGTCCCGCAACAACGTCTTCCTGCTTGTCAACCATGACCCGGCCCGCCCTCTGGCGTCGACCCGGTCGAAGACGATGACGCTTGAGGAGGATGGCCGCGGTCTCCTCGTCAAGGCCACCCTTCCTGACACGACGGATGGCCGCGACTTGGCCGTGCTTCTCGGCGGCGGCGGCAACCCACGCGTGATCGACTCTATGAGTTTCGGTTTCTCGGTGCCTCGCGGCGGCGACAGCTGGAGCGAGGACGGCAGCCAGCGGACCTTGCAGCAGGTGCGGTTACATGAGACTTCCATCGTCACCTTCCCGGCGTACACCAGCACGACTGCCGCGGTGCGCTCACTTGACATGCTGGCGGAGAAGACCGGCGAGGACGCCGACGCACTCAATGGGGCGCTTGAGGCGCTGGAGCGCGGAGCTACCTTGACTCTTGACCAGGCCGGCCTGCTGTCTGCGGTGGTGGCGAAGTTGTCGCCTGAGCCTGAGCCGATCGTGGAGCCGATCACGCAGAACGTGGCCGAGCTGAACCTGCTGAAGCAGAAGCTTGACCTGGCCTTTAAGGCCTAAGACTTCCCGGCCGCGTCAACGCGGTTGGGTCTACCCGCTCTGAGGAGCCTCGGCGGGATCGCAAATGAACCACCTGCGCATTCCTCTGAGACCCCAGAAAGGGGTGAACTACGTTGTCCGAGTACCTGAAGAAGCTCGTGGAGGACCGCCAGGCGGCCTACCACGCAGCCAAGGCCAAGATGGACGAGGCCGCCGCCGAGAGCCGCGACCTGTCCGCCGAGGAGCGCGAGTTCGTCGACCGCACGTTCGCCGAGCTCGACGAGAAGCGCGCCCTCATCGACACGCTCGTTGACGCTGAGAAGCGCGAGCGTGAGATCGCCGAGTCCATGCGTGGGCTCGAGGACGTCGTCCGCCCGGTCGAGGCCCGCACCGCGGCCGCCAGCACCGACGCCGACATCCTCCGCCAGCTGCTCACCGGTGAGCGCCGCGCCTACTCCTTCCAGTTCGAGAAGCGCGACCTCGCCAAGACCAGCAGCAACGCCCCCGTCCCCACGTCGTTCTCGGACGTCGTCATCGACCAGGCCC